CGGTCGCCCGCCACGATACCGGCCCGCAGCCGGTCCCACAGCTCCACCCGGCGCAAGGGACCCTCTGGCCGGTCGATCTTGACCGCGCCGACAAGCCCCTCGGCGGCCCCGTCCAGCACCACGCAACGCCCGCGCTCGAACCAGCGCGGCTCGTAGCCGTCCAGCCCGGCAAGCCACAGAACCCGCCCCCCCTCGACCGCGGTCAGTGTCGCCTCGGCAACGTAGCCCGGCGTCCCGAGGTCAAAGCGACAGTCGCCGTCCCCCAGCACCGCCGAACAGTCGCGCTGGTACACCCGCCCAGTCGGCACGTTCATCCGCTCCGCCAACCCGCGCAACTCCGCGGTGAAGGCCCCGCCTGCCCGCGTCAGCTCCCCAAGCGACCCGCGAAACTGCAGCACGCGGTTGTCCGGCTGGTCCCATTGCACCAGCCAGGCCTCGATCGCAGCGCCGTCGAACCGGCCTGCCGCGATGTCATCCTCGGTGATCGCCGCATGGCTCAACGCGCCGATCGCCTCGGTGTTGTCCACCGACAGGCCCGTGGTCTGCATCAACGCCGCCGCCGACAAGCCGCTGTCGGGCGTGAAGGTGACCCCACCAAAGCCCAGCGGCCGGTCATGGTCGGTGAAGCCATAGGTCACGCCATCGGCCCGTACCAGTTTCCAGCAGCGACACACGCCCGTGATGCCGCCCGCCAGATGCGCATCCAGCGCTGCCACGCCGCTCACAGCCGGATCTCCACCACCGGCACACTCGGCACCTCGCCCGCCTGGAAACTGGCGACCGAGGTCTGGATCGCATCGGTGTCGAACCGCACCGGCACGTCGAAGGCGTACCCCGCCGTGATCACCTCGCCCGCGTCCGGCGGCTCCGCGAAGGTCACGGTGCCCGCCGCGAGGTCGAGCCCGAAATCCACGCCAAGCACCTGTTCATCAGTTGAAATGCCGACCAGAACCGTGCCTTCGACCGGCTTGGCGATCAGCCGCACATAGCTGTGCCCGCCCGAGGCATAGGTCTTGGTCAGCTGAAAGACCGTCGCTACGCCGTCGGCCACCGCGATCTGCTGATCCTCGAACCCCGGCGTGGCCGACGGCGCGCAACTCTTGTAATCCGACCAGTCCTTCCACCGGAACCCGTGCAACTGCCCGCGCCGCGCCTCGAAGAAGGCGATGAGCAGCGCGATGTCGTCGAGCGAGCGCAGCGACACGCCCGCATCGTAGCGCCTGCGCGATTGCGCCCAGGGCGTGTTGCGCTCTTCGAACCCGTTGCTCAGCGCCACCACCTCGGTGCGCCGCTCCGGCCCGCCGACCGAGCCGAAGCTCAGATTGGCGGGAAAGCGAACTTCGTGAAATGCCATCGGCCTGCCCCCTTCAGCGATTGCGCTGGCCGAGCGCCAGCGCCCGGCCCATCTGCGCCGCGATCTGGCTCTGGCTGCGCGCGAACCCCTGCACATCAGGCGTGGTGATGTTCATCACCACCTGCACCGGGGCGCCACCGCCCGCCGCCGCGACGCCCAGCCGCCCGTCCGCCCCTCGGCGGAGCGGCAAGATCGCTTCGGGCCCCGCTTCGCCCATCAGCCCCGTGCCGCCCCGCATCGGGAACGCGGTCGGCCCCTGCACGACCCCGCCCCTGGCGAACGGCATCACGCGCCCCTGCGAGATCGCGCCGCCCTTCTGAAAGGGCAAGATGCCGCTCACCAACCCGTTGATCCCGTTGGCCAATGCCGACCCCAGCGCGGTCTGCACGGGGCGCATCGCGGTGCCGTAGGCGGCATCGACCATGCTGCGCGCCACCGTCCGCAGCGCGTCCGACAAGCGCATGCCGTCGAACACCACACCGTCGAACGCCCGGCGCAACCCGCCGCCGATCGCCCGGCTCATGCCCTCGACCTCGCGCCCGGTGTAGAGCATCGTGTCCTGCATCCCCCGCAGTTCCGCCTGAAACGCGGCGGTCATGCTGGCCGCAGACGCCATGCTCGCCTCCAACTCGGCCAGTTGCCCGTCCAGTGTTTCCATGCCGTCATCCAGCTCTGCCATCCTCCGCCTCCTTGTCCGTGACATCGGGAAACCGGGCCGCCAGCGCCTCCAGCCGGGCGCGGCCCATCGGGGCCACCCCGGGCGCATCGCCCAGCATCATCAGCAAGTCCGCAGGCGTGAGCCGCCAGAAGGCATCGGGCGTCAGACCCAAGCCCTGCAGCCCCGCCCGCATCAGGGCTGGCCAGTCGAACCCGGCCCCGCTCATCGTGGCACCCGGAACGCACGGGCCAGCAGCTGCGCGGCCGCCCGCGCCGCTTCCAGCGGGCCACCCTCGATCTCGGCCGACAGCAGATCGGGCAGATCACCCCGCCAGCCGCCGCCCCTGAGCCCCGCACAGATCAGCATCAGCACATCGCGCGCGCGCAGCGCATCGCCCTCGAACCGTGCAACCATGTCGGCCAGGCTGTCCGCCTCCAGCCGCGCCTCCAGTTCGGCCAGCGCCCCCAGCGTCAGCTTGGCGACCAGCCGTTCGCCGTCCACGATCAGCGCCACCTCGCCCGCATGGGGGTTCGCCATGGCTCAGATCGCCGTGAAGGTCAGCGCGCCGGCCGACGCCATCGACATCTCGTAGGTCGCCTCGCCGTCGTGGCTGCCCGCATAGTCAATCGAGGTGATCTGGAATGTGCCCTGCACAAGGCCGAAATCGGGGATCACCACCTGGAACTCCGGCGTCGCGCCGTCAAAGAAGATCTGTCGCGCCCGCTCGTCCGTCGCGGCGTCTCGAAAGATGCCAGACCCTGAAATCGCCGCCGACTTGACGCCGCCACCGCCAAGCAGTTCCCGCCATCCGCCCGCCGACTCGAGGCTGGTCACATCCACCTGCTCGGCGTTGAAGCTCAGCCGCGTGGCGCGCAGTCCCGCCACCGTCTCGAACACGCCGTTGCCATCCATGTCGACCTTCACCAGAAGATCCTTGCCGCTTTGCGCCGCCATCCCATTCTCCAATATTGCCAGACTGTTGCCAGACGACGCTTATGCGCCCTCATCCACCCGCGCGCGAAACCAGACCTCGATCTCGCGCCCGCCATTGATCCGCCGGGCGCGGGCGCGCAGAAAGGCCATCCGCACCAGCCGCCCGCGCGCAAGCACCAGGTCGGCGCCGGTCAGCGCGTCCGATATCGCCGCAGCCAACGCCTTGGCGCTGGCAAATCCCGCCGCCTCGCTCACCACGGTCACCGGGAAATCATGCACGGCCCCCGCGCCGGTCTTGTCCGACGCGTCACGCACGCGTTCCGGCCCCAGCGTCACGTAAAGCGGCGGCACCGGACCAGGCGGCAGCGCGTCGAAGACCGCTCCGCCCGACTGCGTGGCCACCGCAGCGTCCCCCGTCAGCGCGCCATAGACCGCGGCCTGCAGGGCGGCCGTGCTGCCATAACTCATCGCCCAACCTCCTCGACCGCGAAGCAGATCAGCGTCCGGCCCAGCGCATCCCCCTCGTGCACCGCCTCGATCCGGTAGAGCCGCGCCCCATCGCGGAACCGCATCGTTGCATCGGGCCGCGCCTGCGCCCCCCGGGGCACCGCGCGCATGGTGATCTTCAGCTGCAACCGCGCCGCCTGGTCCAGTTCGCGCCCCGCGCCCCGCACCTCGAGCGCCGCCCAGACATGGCCGCGGGCGACCCAGGTCTCGCCGTAACCGCCCGCGCCATCGGCGACCCGCTCGGGCGCTTCCAGACCCAGGCGTCGGGTCATCTGGGCCACGCTCATTGCCCCGCCCCACGCAACCGCACCGGGCGGTGCGGTTCCAAAAGCACCGAGACGGCAAACGGGATACCCGTCTGCGCATCCATGTTCTGCCCCCAGAACTCGCCTGCAAGGATCAGCACAGCCTGGCGCAGATCGGCCGGGATGCCCGTCCATTCCGCGGCATAGCCGGCGGTGAACTCCACCTCGATCGTCCCGCCCAGCCCGGGCGCGGGCAGCAAGGCGCCGGTCGCCGCCAGCGCCGGGCGATGATCGTCCACCCGCACCTGGTAGCGTGCCGGGTCGACCAGCGTTTCCGCCCCTGCCCGGGTGATCAGCTTGACGCTGTCGATCCGGCGCACAGGTGCCAGCGGCAGCACATGGGCCGCCGCCGCGTGCCAGGCCATCAGCGTCAGCACGAAGCGGCGCTCGAAAAGCGCCTTGCCGATCCGCGCCTCGATCCCCGACAGCGCCGCGCGCAGACAGCTTTCCAACTGCGCGTCCTGGCTGCCGTCATCGGAAAATCCGCGCGCCAGCCGCAGCTGTTCGGCCAGTTCCGCCACGGGCAAGGCCACCCCGGGCACCGAGGTCAGTTCGACCATCATCATTGTCATTGTCTCCGCAAAAACCTGCCGTGATCGGGGATGAGGCGATGTACCGCCCGCGCTGCTCGAGCGGAGGGACGCGCAGCTGGACCGCACGCGGCACACCGCCCCGCCCGCCCCGCCACCGTCACCGGCGCAGGGCGGGGTTCGAAGGACCCGCCGTCAGGCGATCACGACATGCCGAACTTCATCAGCTTGATCGCGGCAAAGTCGGAAATCGCGCCGCCGACGCGCTTGGTGGCGTAGAACAGCACATGGGGCTTGGCGCTGAACGGGTCGCGCAGCACCCGCAGGTCCGGGCGTTCCGCGATGGTGTACCCCGCGCGGAAATCACCGAATGCGATGGCCGCGGCGTCGTTGGCGATGTCGGGCATGTCCTCGGCGATCAGCACCGGGTAGCCCATCAGCCGCGCAGGCTCACGCGCCGCCAGTCCATCGGACCACAAGAACCGTCCGTCGGCATCCTTCATCTTGCGCACCGCCCCGGCGGTCTTGGAGTTCATCACGAAACTCGCCCCCGCCCGGTATTGCGCCCCCAGCGCATAGACCAGATCGACGATGGCATCCGCGGGATTGCTCGCGTCGAAATCTCCCGCTGTGCCGGTGGCGACATAGCCCAGAGCGCCCCAGATCCAGAATGCATTGGGCATCGACAGGCCGTTCAGAAAGCCTGTCGGCTTGCCAATCCCGTCGCCGTTCACGAAGGCCGCAGCCTCGGCGCGCGCGAACTTGTCGGCGATGCGCTCCGCGAGCCAGCCCTCGATGTCGAATGCGCTGTCATCGAGCAGCCGCTGCGACGCCTTGGGCATCGCCGACAGCTCGTAGAGCGAGATCGAGATGCGCTCGATCTGCGGCGCCGCCGTCTCCGCGGTATCCGTCACCTCGTCGGCCCAGCCCGCGCCGGTGTCCGTCGTGTCGATCAGCACGTCGAATGAACTGGCCTCGACCTGCACCACGTTGGCGATGGCCCGCAGGCTCGACGACCCTCGCAGCACCGACTGGATCGTCTCCGCCGTCTGCGGATCGACCAGGTAGCCGCCTTCCGCATTCACCGCCGTGTTCAGGCCCTTGTGCTCAAGCTCGAGGCCGCGCAGCGCGTCGTCATCGCCGTTGCGCAGGTAGGCGGCCAGCGCCTTCTTGTGCGGCGCGCCCTGGTCGATCGCCGCCGACAGCGCCGGGCGGGCATGGGTCATGGTTTTCGTGGTCAGCATTGCGATACGCTCTTCCTGTTTTTGGAGTTTCACGTTGATTTCGTTCTGGAACTGGCTGAATTCGTTCAGAAAGCCACCAAGGGCCTCCTTCACCTCAACCAGCGGCGCTTGGGCCGCACGGGGCTGTTCCGCCGCCCCGGATCGGGTCTCGGTCATGCATCACCTCTGAATGAGTGCCTTGGGGTCAGCGGTGCGCAAGCGCCGCCATGCGGGCGCGCGCCGCATCGAACACGCGCGCCAGATCACGCAGGTCATCGCCGGCCTTGGCCTCGACGGCCTCGGCTGCGGCGCTGACCCGCGCTTCGGGAAGCATGGGGAACGTCACCAGCGACACCTCCCACAACTCCACCTCCGACAGGAGCCTGCGCCCCTGCCCGTCCTTCGTGGCGCGCAGCGTGCGGTAGCCGATGCTCAACCCGTCGATCGCGCCTGCCTCAATCAGCGCCGCCGCCTCCCTCGCGCGGGCCACCTCCTTCAGAAGGCGGCCCTTGACGTAAAGCCCGTGGCGGTCCTCGCGCACCTCGTCCCAGATGCCGATCGGCTCCGTCGGGTCGTGCTGCCACAGCATCTTGACCCGCCGCCCGTCGCCTTCCAGCCGCTTCAGGCTGGCCGCATAGGCCCCGCGCTCGACGATGTCGCCGCCTTGGTCACACGTGCCGAACAGGCTGGCATAGCCTTCGATCTCGCGCCCTTTCGTGACCGTCAGCCCGGCCGCGTCGAACCGCGCGAACTTGGTCTCAAGCCCTTGCATATATTGATCTTTCATATCCGCTCCTATCCCGCGCCGCCCAGCTGGATCAGCTCGTTGATGCCTTGCGCGAGGATCACCGAGACGACGCCGAAAACCGCAAGCCACAGCCGCCGTTCCAGCCGCTCCAGCGCAGCCTCGATCCCTTCCAGCCGGAAACTCAGCGCCTGCCAGCGCTCGTCCTGCACCCGTTCATTGGCCTCGATCCGGGCGCTGGCCACGTCGAACGGGGCATAAAGATACCGCGACCCGCCCGCGCGCCCCTCGCTCATGCGCCCTCCGGCCGCTCCGGCAGGCCCAGCATCCGCCGCTTCTCGCCCTCGGTCAGGAACGCCGCCTCGGACACGCGCCGCCAATGCGCCTCACGCTCGGCGGCCAGCGCCGGCACCTGGTCCAGATCGGGTTTCAATTCGATGACATCACCGGTCAGCCCGCCCAGCCAATGCCCCATCTGCGCCAGCACCTTCTGCGCCAGCGGCAGCACCGTCAGCCGGTAGAAGGCCCGGTGCGCCTCGGCGTAATTGGCGTAGGTGGCGTCGCCTGGTATGCCCAGCAGCATCGGCGGCACCCCGAAGGCCAGCGCGATATCGCGCGCTGCCGCCTCCTTGGTCTTCTGGAACTCCATGTCCGAGGGGCTGAACCCCATCGGCTTCCAGTCCAGCCCGCCTTCCAGCAGCATCGGGCGCCCGGCGTTGCGCGCGCCCTGGTGATGCGTCTCCAGCTCGCCCTGCAACCGCTCGAACTGGTCTTGCGTCATCGTGCCCGTCCCATCCACCCCGCGGTAGACGATCGCCCCCGAGGGGCGCGCGGCATTGTCCAGCAGCGCCTTGGACCAGCGCGAGGCCGCGTTGTGCACATCGAGCGCGGTCGCCGCCGCTTGCAGCGGCGCGAGCCCGTAGTGATCGTCTTGCGGATGAAACGTCTTGATATGGCAGATGATGTCCGGCGCGTAGCGGTGCCTTTTTGCGCCGACCACGTAGTCATAGGCCATCGGCCAGCCATCCGCCCCCGGCACAAGGCTCATCCGGTCGGACCGCAGAACATGCAGTTCCACCAGCCCCGCGCGCTCGCCCGGCACGGCCTCCAGATAGGCGTTGCCCGCCAGCATCAGCTGCGCATAGGCCGCCTCCAGCAGGTC